AGGGCACAGAATTTTAAGTGGGGATTTGTCCGACCCTCCAAGGAGGGCCGCGAGAAAGAATTAGAAGCGACCCGACCCGTCAGGGCCAGGGCAACCCCGCCCACTGCGTGGTCTCACTTCGTGTGCGTGGTTGTCGGGCTGACATCGCCACCAATAATGAAATAGTAAACTTGTATTTTGTGCGAATTAGAAAAAAAAGAAAATTTTATTAAAATCTTTTTTGTCTGTCTGTCTGTCTTTTTAGCGAAAAATTTAAAAGCCCCGGAGGTGGAGGGCGGCATGCCGCCCTGTGACCCACCAAGCTTGATAATTTTTTATTATATATATATAGTAAGGGGGGACCCTTGGTCCACGCGAACGTAGTGAGCGTGGTTAAGACTGCTCAAGAGGTATAACGTCGAAACACTCCACAAGATACTCTAAAGTTACATTTAGATTAATATCCACATTAGAATCAGCCATTGACTGACCCGTGATATATAGAAGAGCCAGTTCAGCAGGAGATGAACCAAACGGAGCTTGGAAACGGTCATCCGCCATATATTGAGATTTATTACGACCAACTAAACTAGGAATTGAGACTACACCAGCAATCGTCTGTGTACTTCCACCTGGAAACTGAATCCTAAACTGTGAGCGAGGATTTTCACATAACTCTGACACTGTGGAAACTGGAGGTATTTCATTGGCTGGTAAACATCCAAAACGAATTGGTGTAGTTGCGTTATAACAATTAACTACATACTTACACGATATAACTCGGTACCTCCCGTAAATTTGTTGAAGAGTATCGTGGCCGTAGGGTTGATGACCAATACCTGTACGATTAGGATCGAATATACTATTAAGATTCATAATCTGTGACCAAATATTACCAGCATTAAGAGTATATGCTTCTGAATACTTCATTTTTGTAATGTAACGTTGAGCAAAAGGCTGTAAAGCTCTATTCACATTCACCGTCCTGTGCTTCGCTACACGGCGACGCCGTACATTCTTCTTGCGAGGGTATGTCTTCTTGACGAGCTTGGGCATCTTCTATACTTCTGTGTCGGAGAATAATTCCACGCCAAAAACGTTTCCAGCTAGACCTCCACATGGGATTAATTGCTATAAATTCTATGCCTCTCATTCCATTTATAATATCCTTTTCGACTAATGAATCGACATATAGTAACGCAACATCCCCAATATCCTTATCTTTAAAATCATCTATATATTTATCAAACTCCGTAGAGACCCAACGACCCGCAACCGTAAACTGATAGTCAAAGAGCGTAGGGAGGGAAGAGGACACCGTAGGAACCTCAACCAATCTTGTATCCTCCTTATGAACATATTTCTCTAAAGCAGTGCGATTTTTTGCGACTTCAATATGAGCTCGAGGTAAAACCTTTTTGACTTGACTAAATCGACACTGTGGAGTTGTGAGCATCCCTTGATAATGAACCGTCCCTTCCTTTCCTTCTTCTAACTGACCTTGTAAAACCCATTTCGCTGGTAACGCTTCAGCGGTAGGTATATCCGAAGGTAAAGGATTATTAATAGTAATTGACCAACAAGTTGCTCTCTGTGATGTATCCCCCATCCGTGCCTGTAATACTA